ATATGGTTAAACAAAATTAAGTATGATAAAAATGGAAAAAGAATCAGAGGAAACGTTTGCCTTGAAGTTTACCTGCCATCACGAGGAACTTGCCTCCTCCAGCATGTTAATCTCGGTGCCTGTAAAATCGGAGACTTGCAAAGTTCTTTCACTGAAGGTATGCGAGACCTGTGCAACCTCCATAGCAAAACAGGCATTGACAGTTCTGGAGAATACCTCCCCTCTCGGACGGATAGGCAAGTCGGACTCGGGGTACTTGGATTAGCTAATTTACTAAGACAAAACAATGTCACCTACGAACAGTTTGGTGAGGCATTACAAGCAACTAACGATGGCATACCTGGACTTGGTACAGCTGGATTAATTGCTGCAGAATTTTATAAAGGCATTCAGGGTGCGGCTGAAGTTGCTAAAGAATATAGGATGGAGAGAGCATTTGCTATAGCTCCTACCGCAAGCTGTTCATATCGCAGTAAAGACAGAGAAGGCTTTACTTGCACACCAGAGATCGCACCTCCTATAGCTAGGAGTGTTGATAGAGACTCTGGTACATTTGGTGTACAGACATATGAATATGGTGATGTAGAGATCGCTTCAGAGGTTGGTTGGGATTCCTATAAAAAGGTAGCTGATCAATTGATGTATATGTTCAATCACACAGGGCTTCTTCATGGATACAGCTTCAACTCTTGGAGTGATGTTGTAACCTACGACGAACAGTTCGTTGAAGAGTGGCTAGATAGTCCCCAAACATCCCTTTATTATAGTCTTCAAATTATGGGTGATGTTCAGGATAAGAGCGATGCATATGCTGCTTTAGACGAGAACGATGTCCAAGACTATTTGAAAGGGATTCTTAAAAACGAACCCGACTGCGATTGCCAAGAATGAACCCATATGAAAAGTTACTCAATAGAAAGAGAACATGGACACCAGTCCAAACAACAGCAGGAAAGCTTAAACCTGGAGCAGAGGAAACCATCTACCGTGCTCTCGCAATACGCCACATGGAGTTACCAGTTGGCGAGTTCATTGCAGAGTCACTTGAAAAAGATGTTCCCGAATCTGCGAGAAAACTCTTAGAGTCAAACGTTAAGGATGAAATCAAGCATGATCTAGCCCTTGGCTACATAACCAACGCTATAGGCGTTGATGAGAAAGCAGAGAAAGAAGCTTTCCTACTTAGGGATGCGTGGGAAGCGCACCCTGATCACATGATTACAAAAGCCTTAGTTATAGAACGTGCTATCTTCTTTGTACTTC